GCAACCGAAACCCAACCCGACACAAGTCTCCAGGAGGAAACAATGTCAACAGAAAACCAAGTCGAAGCCTCCGCGCCCGACGCCATCCCAACATCCCCAATTTTCGCTTCGGCAAAAAAGGACTTCAAACTTCCTTCAGCCGGTGAATGGATTGCAGCACAATTCGCAGGTGGCGCAGTTGCTGCCGAGTTCAACGCCCGCATCCGCGCTGCTGCTCCAGATGTAACCACTGCCGATCTTGATGGAATTTTGCCATTGCCAATTGTGGCTCCTATCTATTCTGGAATTCAGGGTCTTCGCCCTGTCGTGGATGCAATTGGCGCACGTCAAATGCCTCAAGGTGGAAAGGTATTTATCGTTCCAAAAATCACGACACATACCTCAATCGGCGGACCTCAGACACAGAACACCACAATCACCGCAGGACAGTTCATCGTTGACGACATCCAAATCACAAAAGACATCTACGGCGGATACGTCGAAGTGTCCGAGGCTTCAATTGACTGGACATCGCCAGAAGTTCTCCAGGGTCTCCTTGAGGACATGGGCAAAAAATACGCCCTTGCAACCGACGCTGCAGCAGCAGCAGAACTTTTCGCAGAGACAGTTCAGACCACAGGAAACGTCGCAATTGCTGACCCTGCCGATTGGGTAGCAAAAGTTTACGCTTGCGCAACAACCATTTTGAACAATGGTTACTACCTCCCAGATCATCTCTTTGTTTCCGCAGACGTCTTCGGACAACTTGGACAACTCAGCGACACATCAGACCGTCCATTGTTCCCACAGGTTGGACCAATGAACGCATTCGGCACAATGAACCCAGGCTCACGCGATGCAACAGTCTTCGGACTTCGCCTTGTAGTTGACACTGGCTTCGCAGCAAAGACAACCATTGTTGGAGCAGCAGCAACCGGAGCATTCCGTTGCTATGAGCAGCAGAAAGGCGCAATCAGCATCGACAACCCGTCGACACTGTCTCGCACAATTGCCTTCCGTGGCTACTTTGCACCGAAGATGATTGACGCCAACCAATTCATGCTGATCCCTCAGGCTTAGTCCTGGGACACGACAGGGACTGGAAGAACAATGGCAACTTACGACCTCGCATTTGCGACACGGTTGGACGGTGTTGTTGTTCTCCAGACCTTTGTTGAAACTGGTATCCAAGTTGGCGACTCTGTCGTCATTGCTGGCGCACCGTCTGGAATGTCCGGCACGTTCACAGTCCTCTCAACGTCTGACTTCGAATACATTGGACAATCTGACGAAGGCGACTTTGAGTTTGATTCCGACATCATCCGTTTATATCAGTTCTTGTATCTTGACGCTGGCGACGATGTCACAAGATCAACGGCAACGGGGACAGTCACGTTCACCCCATCCGTTTCTTGGATTATCGCAGCCGATGTCACGTCATGGTTGGGTATCGACGTTGCAACGGCCAACGACACCGCATTCGTCACCGTCTGTGTCAATGCAGCAAACAATTACATTTACCGCAAGCGTCGCGAAGCGGGCTACTACGACAGTCAAACAACGGTGCCAGGGGCAGACATCAAACTCGGCTGCATAATGTACGCCGCGACCCTGTACAGAGAAAGAGGATCGGCAGATTCGTTTGCGAGTTTCGATTCCATGTCGTCTATTCCGATTCCGTCAACGATGGGACGCATTATGGCTCTCATTGGTTGCGGAAGGCCGCAGGTTGCGTAATGGCTGCAACAGGAATCCTCGTCGATGCAGTCAACGCAATCGCAACCGCTCTTACCGCTCTCGGATTGAAACCCGTCACAGACCCGCGCAACGCTCGCCCAATGTCGGTGATGATTGAACTTCCTGTCATGACGTCATTCACTTACAACGTCGGCGACTTTCGCATCCCCGTCCGTGTTCTTGCTGCACCACCTTTCAACAGTGACAGCGGCGACTATCTCATGTCAACAGTTGACACCATCATGAACTCGTCCATTGCAGTAACCGACGCCCGACCAGGCACCGCGTTCTACGGCGGGCAAGACATACCAACATACGATCTCACCGTGGCTATCGCGGTGCGGAGAAACTAAGGAGCCACCAATGGCAACAGCAACATTCCTGTCAGGTGCAACCTGCAACATCACCCCAACCGGCGGATCAGCCATTGACGTCAGCGATCAACTTTCAAAATGTGAAGTCATGGTCGGCTTTGATATTTTGGACAACACTTCGCTGGCAGACACAGGTCACCAGGGAACAAATGGTCTTCAATCAGTAGCAGTCAACCTTGACTTGTTCCTGTCATACGGCGTAGGCGAAGTTGAAACTCTTCTTGCAGCAATCGTTGCAGCGGGTTCATGCACAATCGTTGTGTCCCCTTCAGGACTTGTCGAGTCTGCAAGCAATCCGGAATACACGATTACGACAACGACACTTGATTCTGCAGCACCTGTCATCATGTCATCCGTCGGCACCCTGGCGGTGGCAAGTATTTCGTTCTCCAACGGCACCTGGGTTCGAGACATCATCTAAAAAAAAGAAGAGGGAAACAATGAAAATCCGATTACGAGTACACCCGATAGAAGGCGACCCATATGAATGCGAAACGAATCTCTTCGTTGTCGTTGCATGGGAACGCAAATTCAAACGGCAAGCATCCAGTCTGGCCAACGGAATCGGCGCAGAAGACCTCGCGTTCTTTGCTTATGAAAGTTCAAAGGTCGCGGGCGTTATGGTTCCGCTCGCGTTTGACGACTTCATCAAAAAAACTAAAGAGGTCGAAGTTTTGGATTCTGACGATTCAAACCCTTCCCAACCGGCAGTCTCCGCCGGTCTTTAGCAGAGGTGCTAGTCGTGACCGGATACTGGAATCACGACATCCCATTCGACACAGACGATCTCTTCACAGTTGTCGACGTCATCAACGAACAACAGAAAGCGTCACGGCGTAACAAATGACAGTCAATTCATCTATTGAAGTTGTTGGTGTTCGCGACGCGATTCGCTCACTTAACAAGATTGAACCTGGCTTGCGTAAGCAGTTCGTCCAGGATGCAACGCAAATTGCGCGACCTGCAATTGAAGAGGTGCAGCGCGGCTACTCACAAATACCCCTTTCTGGTATGGCTCGCCAGTGGACGCAGAACGGCAAAAAGATATTTCCGTTTTCTATTGTTAAAGCAAAATCAGGAGTCAAACTGAAAGTCGACGCATCCCGTGAAGCGACATCGTTGATCTACATCACTCAGACATACGTCGCAGCAGCAGTCTTTGAAGCAGCAGGACGCACCAAAACAAACAGTCTTGGCGATTCACTTGGGCGACTGTCCCCAGGACACACCCGCATTCTTGGGCCTGCGGTGTTTCGCAAGCGACGCGAGATTGAACGCGAAATGTTGCAAGCCACAAACGAAGTTAAAAGACGTGTCCAGAGAGAACTCAACTAATGGCTCTTGCAATTCCAATCATCACAGAATTCGACGGAAAAGGAATTTCGTCCGCCATCAAGGAATTCAAAAATCTGGAGTCCGCGTCCGACAAAATCGGTTTCGCAGCACAAAAAGCAGCGCAGGTTGCAGCAATTGGATTCGCAGCGTTAGCAGTTGCGGGAGCCGCAGCCGGTGCAGTTCTGTTCAAAGCAGCGCAAGCCGCCGCTGAAGATCAAGCGCAACAAATAAAACTTGCGTCACAAATAAAAGCAACGTCAGACGCAACCGATGTGCAGATTAAAGGCGTCGAAGATTACATAGACAAAACACAACGCGCAGTCGGTGTTGCAGACGACAAACTTCGTCCGGCGTTCGGTCGTCTCGTCGCTGCAACCAGGGATGTCACCAAAGCACAAGACCTTCTCAACCTGGCTCTCGACTTGTCAGCAGCGACAGGCAAAGACGTTTCGGTGGTTTCTGCTGCGTTGGCTCGTGCGCAGGAAGGCGCGTTTGGCCCACTTGAGAAACTCGGTGTCGGCTACGAAAAAGGCGAAGTCAAAGCACGAGGATTCCTGAACGTACAAAAAGACCTGGAGGAACGTTTCTCAGGTGCAGCATCCGACAAGGCCAACACATACGAAGGCGTTATGGCTCGCCTCAAAATTACCCTGGGCGAATTGCAGGAGTCAATCGGTTACAAGGTGCTACCAATCATTCAGAAATTGACTGAGGCAGCATTGAAAGTTGGTGAGGCGTTCGGCAAA